CACATGGATGGTAATTATTACCAGCCGCCTTAACACAAATTATACCTGAATCTGTTAATTGTTCTTGTTCAACATCCTCTGAAGCATTTACATAAGGAAATTTAGTTGCTACCATTCCGTATTGTGCAAAGGCAGTAGTACTAAAAGATTGTGCAGTAATATTTTGATCTACACCTTTATAAAAGACATGAGTAATTGGACTTGGATACCCAGCACTCCAACCCCAACTTTGATTTACAATAGTTGGACGTTTAAATCCTGTATTGGGATCTATAGGTTTCTTTTCGTGCCAAACTCTAATAAGATCAAATTTGTCAGCACCGGAGATTTGGTTTGGAGATCCACCATAATGTCTTAAAGAATAAATTTTTGCATTCTTGGCCCAACCAAATGTTTTACCTGCGGCAATACCTGCTACGTGACTTCCATGCTGTCCTGCATTATTACCATCTGAAAATCCATTAGTATAATGTCCTGCTGGCATAGTTCCTGCAATACCTGTAGACGCATACCAATCTATTTGTTCAAATCTTGTATTACCTTGTGCATCTTCCCATTCAGGATGACCAAAAGGTTCAATCCCATCATCTTGAATAACAATATCAACACCTGTACCGTCTAAACTATATGTATAATCTGCTGAATATGTGTTACTTGATGAAGCAGAATCAAATTCTTTAATTATATGTCTATATAAACCCCAGTTTTTTGCATCTTGGTCATTGGATGTAGACCTATCAAACTGTGCAGTTTGTATTTCGTATGGTTCGTGTTTAGCAAGTTTTGGATCAGGTTCTGTTTCTACTACGTATATTCGTGGATCTTTTGATAGTTCTGATGCTTCAGCATCAGTTAGCATATAATAAGTAATTCTATTGTTGGCTTTTTTAGCATAAGCTACATCAACAGTTCTATCTGGAACATTTGCACTAACAGTAGCATCACTAGTTGTATCTCTTTCTAGTTCAGCTTCTATTTCTGCAATATCAATACCTTTTTTAGTAATAACTTTATATTCTTTTTCGTCAGCCATTAACCAATACCCACGTTTGTTGTCATAGCCCTATGAGCCGCGAACGGAAAATAAGCTATTCTATTCGGACCATTCATTAAACTTCTATTATTAGAGAAAAAAGTAGATGGTGTATTTTCGTCTGTTGAACCTTGAAACAATAAATCTTTAACAGCATTATCCTGCCACCATTTACGTAATTGTGCAGGTGTCCAACCTGGATTTAATTGTAGTAATAAACAACTCATTCCAGCAACTTGTGGTGTAGCCATTGATGTTCCACTAAGATTTAATACTGCTGTATCACTTGTATTTGTAGCACTAACTATATCTGTACCAGCCGCCCATAAATCAACTCTAGGTCCTTTATCACTTGAATTATTTGTAGCTTCGTCATTATTATGTAATTCACTGTCTAAGTTACCTACAACAACTGTATCAGGTCCAATGTTACCTGCACCTCTATTATAATATACAGGTTGTCCTGCGGAAATATTTCCTGAATCTACAGTTCTTTTAATATAATTATCATAATCTATATCTGTTGGATAACAAAGTTTTTGATATTGGTTTCCGGCACTTTTAAAGTAGTGTACACCTTCATCTTGCATTTCTTCAACTTCAACATTAAGCTGATAAAGATTTGCATTAAAGCGACCAAATCCGTCACCAATCATTCCGTAGTCAGCACTTTTAACACTTCCTACACTAGCCCCTCTAAATTGAATATCTCCTATTGAAGTAAAGTAGGATTTATAGCCCCAACTTGCACTTACTACTGTTGGTCTTTTAACTCCAGTTACTGGATCTGGTGCTTTAGCTTTATGAAATTCTTTAATAGCATCAAACCAATAACTTGAAGTAACTGAATCCATATCTAAACAGTATACATTGGCATTTTTAGCCCAACCATAATCTTTTCCTACTGCCGTTCCGGCACAATGCGTTGCATGATAACTTGATCCTGATGTATTAGTATAATCTTGAGTAGCTATGCCACTACAATTTGGAAGTGTATTCCATTGAAAAGGTACTAAACGACTAACACCATTTCTATCCTGCCATTGTTCGTGTGTATATCGAAATTTATTTTCTTGGTGTACATAATCAACACCAGTACCGTCTAAATGATAATCATAAGTTGTTCCTGCTGATAAGTCTTGTGCAACAAGAGTACCCCAAGGATTTGTTTTATCAACTTGTCTTACTAATCCCCAATTGCCTCTTGTTGTTGTAAAAGAATCTCTAGTCCAATCAGCAGTTTGTTCATAATCCATCCAGTCATCGTCCCATACAAGAGGAGTATTAACATCACCAATCCTAGGATCTTTTCTAAGTTTTTCTACTTCTTCGTCTGTTAAGGCAACTTCAAAGATACGTTTACTAGAAGGTCTAGTGTTTACATTTTGTACTTCTCTGTCAGGGATTATGTTACTGTCAACGTTAGAGTCTAACGTTGTATCACGGTTAAGGTCGTTAATTATTTCTTCTTTATCAAAGCCTTTGTGTAAAGAAACAACATAATGTTTTTCACTCATAGCTTCTCCTTACACTATAGTTAAGTTACCAACCATTGCCGCATGATTAGTACATTGATATACTAACGCACTATCACTTGTGTTATGTTGTGGTATAAAAGTTTGTGTTCCTGTTGTAGATCCTGTAACACCTTCTGTAAATGCCGCTCCGCCATTACTAATTCTAATTTCAAATGGATGACCTGCACCTGCTAGATTGTTAAAGATATATGTAAATCCTTTGTATAGTGTAAGATCGGGATTATCTACAGTTCCATCAATACCTGGTCCTGCAAATCTATATGCAGATGATCCGTTAGCAGTTACATCATATTCTATAGTAGGACCTGATGATTTAATTGTAATATTACCTTCTGCATCACTTGTTGTATCAATTCCAGTTCCACCACTAAACTTAATACCTTCATTTGTTGAAATAACTCTCATAGTTGAGTCATCAGCACCGATACTAAATGTAAATGGATCTGAAGTTGAAACCCAAGCTGTTCCGTCATGGAATACTAATTGTTTTGCTGAACTGTTATAAATTACATCACCAGCTTGTCCTACAAGATTTCCTACACCGTCAGCATCAAAGCTACCTATACGTAAAGGTGCTTTTTGTACTACAACGGCATTAGCCGCATCTAATATTAAATTACTTGCTGAAGTAATAGTCGGTACGCCTGCACCTGAACTTACGATATCATCTGCTGTTACTTTTGTAAAGACAGCATTAATACCAGTTAATGTGTCAGTTGTTTTGTTATATACTAATCCTGCATCACCACCAAATGTACTGCCGCCATCATTAAATTGAACTTGTGCATCAACACCACCTGGGGTTCCACCACCACCTGTTGCATTAATTGTAATACTATCAGCTGTGTCATCAGTTGTTAATGTTACATTTGTCCCTGCAACAAACGTTAATGTGTCAGTTGTTGTTTCTGCTACAACATTATTTTGTCCTGAAACTGCAATTGTTTTAAATGAAAATTCATTTAATTCACCTGTAGCCGCCGGTGTTACCCAACTTAATACTCCATTGCCGTCTGTTTGCATTAATTGGTTTGCACTTCCGTCACCATCTGGCCAAGTAAATGTTTTACTTGCTGTTACATCAGCTGGAGCCTTAAATGCCATGTAATGTGAATTGTCAGTATCATAATACCTAATTTCTTTAGAAGATGCTATTTTAACATCACCAGTAAAGTTAATTTCGTTTACACCGTTTGCAATTGAACCTGATACATTTAAATTAGTAGCATTAACAGTCGTTCCTGTTACTGACGTTGCTGTTAATGTATTTGTATTAGGATTATAAGTTATTGAAGCATCTGTTCTTAGTTGTTGACCATTACTGTCACCTGTAGCAACAAACGTTACAAATTGTGCCGCCGCTGTTGAGTTAGCGACTGTAGTAACAGTTGCCGCATCAACATTGTTTAATTGTCTTGGTTCCCATTTTGATGTAGAATCTTTGTAACTTAAAACATAGTCATCAACTGGAGCTGTAGTAGTTGTGTCAACATCATTTAAATCGTCAATATTAGTTGGTGCCGCAACGTTTCCTGGTCCCCAAGTTCCTGCACCTGAGTTATATGTTAATACCTGACCGTTTGTTGCTCCAGCTGTACCAACATCTACTAGATCTCCTATGTTACCAACTGTAATTGTTATATTACCTTCGGTGTCACTAGCAGTTGTAATACCAGTACCGCCAACAAATTTAACTGATTCATTTGAACTAATAGTTCTTAATGTTGAATCATCAGCGCCAACGCTAAATGTAAATGAACTTGTATCTAATTTCCATTTAAATGATGTAGTAGCATGATCGTAATATAAAATTTTGTTATGATCAACACTAGTTACTGCATCAACATCATTTAGTTGTGTTAATTTTGTTACACCACCAGCATCTGTTTTCCATTTCCAAGAAGTAGATGGATGATCATAGTATAAAACTTTACCATCATCATTTGCTGTAACAGCCTCAATATTTTTTAAGTCACTTATTATTTTTTGACCTAGATTTAAATTTGCACCTGTTTGTGCATTAACTCTTGAATCAACTCTAGCAAGGGTATAGAATAAGTTATTTGTTCCTTCAGCAATTTGATCTGTTGTTGTACCTGCTGATAGATATCCAACATCATTTGCAAAGGCACTTATAGCATTTGGTACTGTTGGAATAACTGGTTTATTTGTTAAGTCGTTATAGTCACCACTGAATGGATTGTTAAACGAAACATTATTAATTCTGATGTCTGTAGCATTAATTGTTCCAGCATTAGTAACGCCAGCACCACCTAAATCAAGGTTATCACCTACTGGTAATTCCTTAATTTTGTTGCTATCTAAAACGTCAACTATTAGTGGTATTCTATTCGCCATTGTTGTTTCCTATTGTACACATATTTATAGTGCCGCTATCCTTGTTTTAAAATCAGCAAAATCGGTACTTGCCGCGACTTCTGTTTTTAATGTTGCTAAAGTAATTGTTTCATTTTCCCCTGGTATCCAACCACTTAAAGTATCAAATTTTAATACTTGTCCGTTAATCACTGAACCAACACTTACATCTGTTAAACTATTTAAAGTAGTTGGTATAGTTGGAGTACCGCTTAAAACTGCATATGGAATAGTACTGTTAACAGCATCAACTAGTAATGTTGAGTCGTCACCAAATACACTTCCTGTTATATCAGTCTTTTGAGCTATTGTACCGTCGTGTTGTGCATATAGTTCTGTGAAGTTAGCATTAACTTTAGTAAAGGCTGTACGGATCGGATCTCCATCGCCCTTATTTGCACTAGTTCCTATGTTAATATTTTGCTGTGCCATTATACTCTTCCTACCACAACTTCGATAAGTCCTTCACCGCCGTCTGTTTTATCTTCTACTGCTTTACCTATTACAGTTCCGATTTCTGGAGTTGAACTTGCACTTGCAAATCCTTGTGTAGAACTTGTTACAAGCATTTGTCCTTTTTTAACAACTCCAATAGCTTTAACTTTTGTTCTACCTTGTAGTGCTATTGCTGTTACATTAGATCCTTCTAATTCTGAATTCATTAAGTATGCAGGATGTTCTGAAACAACACCAGCAACTCTATTATCGCCTCTAAGTCTTGTAACTGTTAATTCTTCTTCACCACCAAATATTAAAACTGTACCTGGTTCGTATTCTGCATCTGCTGTATAATTTTCTGCCAAGTCAGCATAACGTGCCTCTGTTGCAGTACCACTAAAGACTGTTGCGTACATAGTGTTATATTTTTTAGCCGCAGTACCAATATTATATGTATTATCAAGTTCAGGTTCAAATCCTGTTGCTGTTGCTTTAAGGACTGTTGCTCCATCGGCTACAAGAGCTATTTCACCTGCGCCAGTAAATCCTGTGTTTGCACCTATACTAATACCTGTACTTTGTGCATCTAATTCTCCTGGTGCTTCAATAAATGAACTGTGTATCCAGTCAACACCTAATCTTGATTCACCAGCTAGTGCTGAGTTTTGTTGGAAATTACCTTCTGATACTCCAGTTGCTCCAATGTTAAGACTTCCTGCCATGCTTACAGTTGGATTAGATACACCAACCGAACTCATAAATACTGCACCACCAGGTGTACTTAATTGAACAACATTCCCTGACGTATCTATAATTAAGTAAGAATCAACTTTAATTCCTTGTGAAGCTACATTTCCTAAAGCATCAGTTTTAACAATCTTATTAGCTTCACCTGTTGTTGTTATACTTCCTATTACACCGCCACCTTGTGTCACAATTGTTGAAAATGGAACTTCTGTAACATCACCTGAACTTGAATCTCCACTAGCATGACCTAATGCTGTTCCGTCAGCAATACTGCTTAATTTTGTATGACTTAATGCACCATTTTGTATTGTTACCCAACCGCTTGTTGATGTAAAGATACCACTATCAAAACTAGCAACACCTAAATCACTTTGTACAATTCCTATTTCATTTGCTCTTGTTGTTGCCGCATTAAGATTTAATTTACTTTGTGCTATTGCGGCCGCTGAATTTACATCTGCATTTACAATTTTGTCAGGTGCGTGTCTTAATTCTAATGTTGCACCAGTTTGTGTTCTTTCAACATGAAGTGTAACATCTGTAGCCGCGGCTTCTGTAGCCAATGCATATTCATCAAGTGGTCCTAGTTTTGCTTGAGCTGTTACACCGCCACCAGTATCAACAACATCACCTAAATTAAAATTACCACCTGATGTTAATGTGTATGTTAATAAGTTATGTGCTACGCCACCAATTGAAACGTTTTCAACATCAATAACTGTACCTGTTGCACTAGTACCACTTCCAGTAATAGTATCATTAACTTGGAAGTTACCACCTGATGCTGGTGCTGTATATAATCTGTATTTTCCTGTTGTTACAAGTAATTGTTCTGCCGCGACAGTATTAGTTTCAACATCTAATAATTCTGGAATTGTATCACCAGCCGCAATTAAGCCGTCAACATAACTTTTTGTTGCCGCATCTTGATTGTCTGAAGGATCTCTTAAGTTAGCAACTGTAAATGTTCCACCTGCATTTTGATCGCCAGTAAATGCTAAAACACCACTTCTAGCTAATGCACCTGGACCTATTTGATTACTTACAGCAACCCCGGCATGAGTGAATCCTAAACGTCTATTTACGTAACCTCTAACTGCTGACTCAGTTGGTACTGAATCAGTAGCATTGTCAGTCATGGCATCGTCTGCACTAAACTCACTAGCTACAACACCACGTTTAAATCCTAAACCATCTAAGTTACTTAATGCAATACTCGCCGCGAATGTAACAGTACCTGTACCTTGATCAACTGTAAAGAATCTACCTACTCTAAAGAAACCATCTTGGTCAGTACTTACATAGAATACTCTACCTTTATCACGTTCGTCAACTTCTTTTTCTTGATCAGCATTTTGTGATGGATCACCTAATGTTATATTCGGGAAGTTTGTAGTATTAAAACCACCTGTACCAATATCTAAGAAGTCGTGTCCTGTTGCTCTACAAGTTGAAATATTAATAGTAATATTTCCACCTTCTTCTTTTTGTAGTCCACATCTAAGAGTAACAATTGTTGTAGCATTTACAATCGTACTAACAATTCCAACTGGTGTTGCTGGAACGTTAATATCTGAGCTCTGAAGGTCTTCAATTTCAATTGTTGCAAAAGTCGTTCTATCAGTATAACTTTTAATAATATGAGTTTTACCATCCCAAGCAAAAATCATATCGCCTGCATTTAATCTATCAATATCACCTTGAGATGTTAATTTAGAAACAGCAAGAACAACGTCACCTGCTGTATTACCCATTGTTGTACCTGAGCCAGCAAATGTATTATTTGCCGCTTCGCCGTTATCAATAGTTACTTTAATATATTTGTATGTACTATCAAATGTAACAATTCTATCATTGGCTGGTAATGCACCACCAATACTATCTGTTACACTATAACCAATCGTTCTATATGTATTACCAATTGCTTCATCAAATGTAATTGCTGTACTTGGTCTTGTAATTGTAGTATCAACACCACTAATTCTAAAGTTTAAGTTATTTCTAATAATAACTTTTTGGTCATTTGTTAGAGCGGCAAGTAATCCTGATTTTGTAGTATTATCTTGTCCTGTTGTTGCAACATTTAATTGATAAACAGCTTCATCTCTAACTGAATTTTTATATGTAAATCCTGTAATGTTAGCTGAAGTACTTAGACTGTATGTAATTTTTTGTACTGAACCGCCACTAACGTAAGTATGTACTAATCCGCTTTTACCACTATCAAATACTATAGAAGTTGTATCAGGTACATCATAAATTTGGAATATGCCTGTAGATTTTTTACTAGCTGTATCTGGATATACTTTGTTTCCAAATGCACAACTTAAGGTAACATCTGCAACTCTAACATAATCTAGTTTACCCCAACCATGTGCTGAACCAAATGTAACTGTAGTTAAGCCAGTTGTATTGTCATAAACAAACCCAGTAACTGGAACCGATGATCCAGAGTTTGATGTTGTTACTTTTTTAGCTGTACCACCACTAACGTATGTGTGTTCAACTTTACTAGGTGGTAGGAAGAATCCTAATTTATCATTATCTGGTTTTGTTTTAACTGTATAAAGTCCTGGTGTTGTAGGTGTAGGATAAACTTTAACACCATAGCTACAACTAAATTTTAGACCATATAAATCAATTGAATCTGATGCCGATAATCCGTGTGCTGATGCTACAGTAACAGATAAAATACCTGTACCATGTGTATACGTTGCTGATGTAACGGCTATACGTGAACCAGCAACAAGATGTCCACCACTAACGTATGTGTGTGCTATAGAACTTGTACCTAAGTTAACTTCAAACGTATCAGCTGTTAAACCACTTGCTAAAACTGTAAATCCTGTTGAAGGTGTAACAACTGGATATGTTTTGTTTCCAGTATCACAACTTACAGTCATGTTTCTTATTTCTATTATATCATCAATAGCCATTCCGTTTGCAACTGCGGTAATTTCAGTTTGCACACCTGTAATTGATGTTTCTTGTACTGTACTAATTTCGTATCTAGCTCTACCAATTGCTCCACCATGATCAATTTCTATTTCACTCTTTGAATGTGGAACATATTCAACATCACGAACATATATTTTTAATGCATCAACAGGATGATCATATACAGCACCGCCATCATCATAAATTCTAGCAGTTTGGACCATATTTGTTGATGATGTAATTAAATCTGGTTCTTCATTTGGATCTGATCCTGCCGCAACAAGACCATATGTACCATAAGAGTTAGATCCGTTTAATGATCTAATATCACTACCATTATTAGCAAAATAAGCCGCTTCACAATAATATGTAAATTGTGAAACTAGTTCTGCAAGTCCACCGTTATTACAAATAGTACCATAACCTAAATCGTTAAGTTGTACCCAGTCATTAGCTAAGAAGCTTCTGTTACCTGATGTTTGTAAAGTAATATCAGTTGGCATAGGTTGTGTAAACCCGCCATTGTTCCAACCTGACGTTGGATTTAAAAGAAGTTTAGCAGTACCTGCCTCTTGGTCATAATTTGTAACTGCATCAACTTGGTATCTAATACCGTCAATATAAAACGGACATGGTACTTGTGGTTTCTTTAAACGTAAACCTTGTCCAACTAAACTTTGTACGTTTAGTGTAAAGTTATCATCTTTGCTGTTAACGACAGTAGTCATATTTCCAGCAAAACCGTCTACATATAAACCACCTCTAAATGCTTTTTTATTAATGCTTTTTGAAAAACTTGAATTTGTTTGTCCATAAGGTGATTTAGTTAAGATTGCACCAAATGGATCTAGGACAGCCATAAATCCGCCGTGACCTTCACAAGTTAAGTTTCTTAAGATTGTAGCATCGTTCATTAAGAAGACGTCTAAGTCTGTATTATTTTTTGCTGTACTTAATTTGTTAGTTTTATCAGTTAAGTAATGATATCCATATCCTGGATCATCATAGTCTGGTAAATTAGTAAGACCATTTACAACAACTTCTTTTAAGAAGTCTAATAATGTATTAACTTTAGTTTGTGCTACGGCTTCACCTTGTGTTGAGTCTAATACTTGTGAAGTAACAGTTTGTGTAGGTGTCCAGGCCGCATTAGTTAAAACAAAACCTAAAATTTCTTTCATTTTAAGTATTGCCGCACCTGTTTCTGTTTGTTGTCCTGAAACCTGTGATGTTGCTCCATCCCAATACTTGTCAGCATTAAGATGAGTTTTAGAATTTCCGCCCCATCTTAAATCAAAAACAAGTCCATCAAGAATATATCCCATATCCCTTTCACATTTTTGAGCTTGACTATTAGTAAGGAAGCTAGGATATGTTGTATTAATATATGAAAGAACTTCATCTTTAATAAATTCTTTGTTTAAAGTTATTAGTTCAGTTGCATTTGGATTCTGTTTAGTTTGTACTGCTATTCCATCAAATACAGGATCTCTATAAAAATGTATTGCCGCCCAAGGACTTTCTGATACTCCTGGTTTAGGTTTAATAATTACACGTCTAAATTCATCACCTTTTAATGAAACGTTATTGCTAACTTTAATTGGATAATGTTCAAAGTATGTTCCACTTTCTATATGAATAGTAATTTGTGGATCTTTAACTTTGTAACCAAATTCTAATTCTTCACCTAAAGTGTATGTTAGAGGTTCTAATAATTCTAATTCAATTGTATCATCAACTGCACCATTTGTATATTTTACAATTCGTCCAACTGCCTTAGAAGTTTTACCTCTTATAAGTTTACCTGGAATAAGATCATTGTTTAAAGGATTAGCTTGGTCACAATATCCTTGACTACCATTTGAAATAGTAATTTCCCAAGTACTACCTTCAACAAGTTGTGGAGCTGATTTATAACTAGGTCCAGTTATAAGAGCTGTAATGATATCCCATTTTGCTCCAACTGATGTTTGTCCAACAGCGTCAACTACTTGACCTGCGTCAATAACTTGTGAGTAAGTTTGTTGGTATAAAGTTGTTTCAGTTGTATTTGTTATAATCTTATTATGTAAAGATTTAGCAAATTGCTGTGCCGCAAGTGTTTGTGTCTGTTGTGTTGTTCTTGCTCGTTGTCCACTTACAGAACTATAATATCTATAACCAGCATTAATTGAATGATAGTTTGCAGTAGTACCATCTAAGAGATCTAATACAATACCGTCTAGGATGTAACCTAAATCTCTTTCACATAAATCTTTTGAATATACATGATCTGGATATGTTTGATTAATATATGCAATTGTCTCTGCAATAATAAATTTTCTATTAGCATCTGTTAATATTTTTACTTCTTCATAGCCACTACTGTTTTTTACGCCGGTTGTTGTTACTTGTGCTTTATTATTTCCTGCATTATAAGTAATGTCTTGTACATAAGGTCCAATGCCAGTTGGTGCAGTATCAGTTATTTCTTCAGCTTTAAGTGCCGCCGCCGAAACAGTTTTGTATGCATAGTTCCAAGCTCTACCTTCATTACCTTTAGGTACACCACGCATTGTGTCATCACCAAATGAACTTACATATAAGTTTGTGTGTGATGCGTGTGCAGAATTATCAACATAGTATTTTGATGCCGCTTGTAATGAATCAGGATTAGGAGTAGGTATTGTAGCACCTGTATATGTTCCTGTTTGTATAATTGCGTTTAGAATACTAACTAGTTCTGTTACTCTATCACCTGAACCTGTTTCACCATTGTTTGCTATAGTTTTCTGTGTAGTAACTGTTTGTAAAGATGTATATGCAGTATTTGTTAAGATAAAATCTTTAATAATATCACGTAATTTATCATTAACACTTACAGCATAAGCTATTTCACCTGCGCCTAATTGTGAACTAGCGCCATCCCAATAAATTTTACCTGTTCTAATTACTTCTGCATTACCACCAAACTTAATATCGTGTGCAATTGCATCAATATTATATTTTGTATCTCGTTCACATTTTTCATGTCTAGCTGTAGTATGTACACCTGGATTTTGTTGATCAAACCAAGCCATAACTTCATCAGCTAGGTATTCTTTATTTTGTGTTATAAGACTATGTGCATATGGTGATTGTGGAGTAGCACCTGCATGAGCACCTGGATGATCATGTAAGAGCAACGCTCCAGTCATTGTATCGCCTTCGCGTCTTACTACAGATTTTCTCGGTAATGCTTCAGTTGAAACCCAGTTGCCGGTTAATACACTATCGTATGCGGCATCGAACATTGTTTGTGTGCCAGTTCCACCCGACGCAACAATTTTTACTCTTGTACTATCATCGTTGTTTTGTGCTTCAGCTTCTGATGTATGAATACTTAATTGATCAGCTGTAACATATCTTAGATAATAAGTTGTTCCTGTTGATAAATTTGTAGCATCAGTTCCTGTTGAATTATATCTGTACGCAATACCATTTGAACTAGTTTCAAATCCGTGATTAGTTGCAATAATATCACCATTCGAAAATGACTCAATAGTAAATGTATAAGAATTAGCATTTGGTGGTTCATTACGTACTCTAACTTGGCCAGCACTTCCTGGTCCACCTGCTGAACGTAAATATCTACTGTCAGCATAGCCACGTGTAATAACTAAATCGTCTAATGTAAATGTTGTACCATGTGCTACGTTTAGAGCAGTTACAGCCGCGGAAGAAATATTTGGATTAGCAATAGCTTGGTTAGCCGCATTTAATGGTCCGCCTAATGCAGGAGTAATGTCTGTACTAATAATAGTTCCAGTATTACTAATTTTAATTTGTTCGTCATTTAATGAATCAACAGTAATACCTAAACCACCAACAATACTTTTCATTAGTATTTGGTCGCCAGCGGCATTTGATTGTGGTACTTTATATGCTCCTAATTGATCTGGAACATCACTTAATGATCTAAAAGATATTTGTCCGCCTTGTCCAAAGACAGCATAAAGTTCTGTAAAGTTCTCATTAGCTTTACGAAACGCCTCACGTATACTATCACCAGTACCGTCGTTACCTTCTACACCTATATTAACATTTTGTTTTGCCATTACTAAAATCCTACGGATTCACCGCAACCACAACTTGATGTAGTTGCAGGGTTTGAAATATCAAAAAATGATCCAAAAACTTCTTTCTTATAATTAATTGTTGATCCTATTAAGTACATTTGACTTAAAGTATCAATACAAAATTTACCATTTTCTAATTGTATAATCTCGTCTTTATCTTCAATAGTGTCAGACATAGTCCAGTCGTATTGCATTCCTGCACACCCGCCACCCTTCATAGATAGGCGTACAGCCGGTTTCTTCGTCTCTTTAAGCATATGATTCATCTGTTCTTTTGCTGAATCTGTCAATGTTACTATTGCCATAATTTTTCCTTTGTCCTATATATTTATCAATAAGTCTAGGATCCTAATGTAATTCTATAAATACTTTTATGTTTATAAGAACAGAACAAACGATTCAATACTTTATGCGTAAAGGTATAAAGGGCGAACACCATCCTTATAAACGTAAAAAGACCTTAGTAATATTTAAATGTGATAATTGTAGTGAAGAATTCACTAGAGATAAAGGCCGTATAGACCCTAAAAGGCTATGCGACGATTATTCGCACGTTTGCCCTAAATGTGATCCTAAAAGATTTGCTCAAAAACGAGGGGTCGAACAACGTAAAAGATTGAACTTAAGAGTAGATAGTATGATCGACATCACTAAACTATGATGTCGATCCACACTAATCTAAATTGTAATTGAAAATTATTCTGATTTCCAAATATTATAAACGCCCCATGCAAGAGCACCCCATAGTATAACACTATTAAACGGTACAATGCCGAGAATAACTAATAACGCCGCACCACCAATGATAATACCATTCCATGATGTGCGTTCTTCAAAACGTTCTTTGATCCATTCAAACATAATAATACTCCTTACAATGCTTTGTGTAGTTGATCGACTAACTTCGATTTAACAAGTCTACGGTCCAATTCAATACCTTGCTTTCTTCCTAAAGCTTCTAAATCTTTTTTAGTCATTTTAGAAAGTTGGGCTTTAGTATGTGATTTTGCTTTTTTTGAAACTCTCTTTCCAAAAGGTTTTTGAGGTGTCATTGTTTTTTTAGACCAATGAGTTACGTGATTATCAATAGAAACTGATGGGTCACGTTTTTCCTCTATAATCTTTGGTTTTTGAATTTCTCCAAAAAAGACTTCTTTAAGCCATTTAAACAT